TGAAACTCAATGAGTGGGTAAAAAGCAACCAAGAACAAAAAAAGTAAGAGTATTTCAATCAGCAAAAAGCAGTGCTGATAGCTGGTTTTGTCTGCGACCGTCAGACTACAAACGGGCTGAAAGTCAGCAATTAAAAGCGTCTAGCAGGACGGGTTTAGGCAAAAGAGGCGCGATAAAAAATGTATAACGGTTTATACGTCCAGAGTCGCTAGAAGTTCCCGCAAAAGCGTATCGCTTCGCTCCCATTAAACCTACGGTTTAATAATCCCTTAATTAAAATTCCCGTACATCAATAAAATGGTGCAACCATTAAATGATATCAAAATAGTAAAATATTTAACTATTTTGGTATCATTTAGTTGACTTAGGCTATAGTTTTGATATCATTAAGTTGTAGGGCAAACATTAAATGATATCAAAAGGAAACATCATGAACACATTAAAAATCGACGGTTTAAAATTTGAAGTACAAGAACCATTAGTAATTGATGAATTAGAATCAAGAACAGGTAACGATGTACGTATTGAAGTAAGTAAACATTTTGTTGTTTATACAAGCACAGAAAATATGAGTGTTTATTGGGATGAAGAAGAAGAAGTATTCAAGATTTACACAGGTTTAGAACATGTAAATCTATTTGTAAGTAAAGAAGTTGCGGAAAAAGTAGCAGAATTTCTAGACATTCCAAAATGGGCATATGACTTATACAACAACATTGTGACGTTAAAAAATGGTGAATGGATATACACCGAAATATAAAAAATAAAGGGCTATGGAAACATAGCCCTTAGATGAACAAGTTAAATAAGGAGTAAATAAAAATGGCAATGGTACTTAGACTGAACGAAGAACAAGAAAAAAAATTAGAGGAACTAATGATAGAAGTAGGAGAGGCGACAAAATCGAAAGCAATCATATACATGATAGAAAATAGCAAAGAAATACTAAGAAATGATAGAGTTTACAAGGAAATCGTAAGACTAGAGAAAGAAATAATAGAGACAGGAAAAAAGATAGCAACACTGAAAAAATAAAGTGAATATGATATCAATAGTGACGCCCAGGAAATCACTATTGATATCAAAAAAAGAATACAGGTCGCGAATTTTGATATCAAAAGTTTAATCGAGGACGTCGATAATGATATCAAGAAAAAATACCAAGAAAAAATACGGACGCGCACAATACACATTATGTTACGGGTAAAAATTAGTTAGAGCGATTCGAGCGAGCTCGACCACCCTCCGCACAAATTTTTATCGGTTTGTGCTGCGCATTATACAAACCGCAAACCCTCAACATAACGTTATCACATTGTGCGCATCCTTTTTTTTGAGAAATCACACAGCTTTTTTCATACGGCCAGTAACAAGAGAACGAACCATAAAAGGAACATGATCACGATTATGGCAAAGAAAATCAGCCATAGATTTGAACTCAATTTCAGACTCAACAGGCACCCAAAGAGTAAGTTTACGTAAACCTTGAGAACGCTTACGATGTTCATAAGCTGAATTACGACTCATGGCGTCACCAGTGACGGAGCTTTAGAAACGGCTTGAACGGGTATTAACTCACAAAAAGAATTCATGAATTCAAAGTAAGTATGATGTGAATAAATAATGCCAAGAGCAAAACCAAGAGCAAGAAAAACAAAGAGAACAAACAAACCTAACAATAAACCTTGAATATCCATAACTATAATCTCCAGTTATTGGGAGGGGGCGCTACGCTTGCCTCCCCCTCCCTACCTATTTGCAAGCGAGTATTCACGGTCAGATTGATTTGTTTCGGGTTTAACCTTAATCAAGGGCTGACAAGTGATAAAAGTAGTAAAATCGTTAAATTTAAGTCTAGCCAAACATTCAGTTATAGGTGAAACAACAAATCCAACCGAACTTGGCAAAAAAACCTCATCAGTAACGGGATTGTAAAAGGAATAATCATAATGAACTAAGCCATTGGATTTTTTTACATACTGGGAACCTGAAATATAAACATCCTTTGTAGCATCAGAAACGAACTTAGTTAAAAGCTGTGTTTCAGCATCATCAAGTAAAGATGATGATTTAGGCAAAAGAGAAACTTTTGACTTGGGCTCATTAGGGGATGCAGTCTCAGGCGTTTGGAGAACTGAGTCAGGGACAGCAGAGGTTTTATCAAAAAACAATGTATTGGCAAATGAGTAAACAGAAAAAACAACAACAAAAATAAGAATAATCAAAATATAAAATATCTTGGGCATCTTAAATTTATGGGTATGCAGTTCAGCACTAAAATAAGAGCCATAGAAATTCGTTGGCCTCTTAATTAATGACTTTTGGCAATTTTTGACATCGTGATAATCATCAACATCAAAACTTTTTGAGTTCTGATAACGAGCGACACGGTTAGAGTTAAACGCATTATGATAGTGAACATGGCGATTGACTAAACGCCTTACGTTACTATCTAAAAGCATTCTATCCTGTGTAATTAAATGTATATCGTAACCATCATGGCGGTGAGTCTCAAATTTTGAAATATGAGGTGGAACTGTAGAACCCACAGGACGAGGCGGGAAAAATTGCTGACACTCATCAATTAGGATAATGCTCTGCTTTGGTAGATTGAACCAATCCTTAGGGTTAGAAAAATGAGTAAAATGTAAATTCAAGTGCTCAAGGTGTGAGAACTCAACCTTATCGTAAGGCATATTGCTTAGGAACTCATCAAGCAGAGCCGTCTGCTTTGATGAATAAAGTTTTTTAACCCAAAACAGCCAAGTGTCTAGATGGTTGGCCGTATTGTAATAAGGCTCAAGCCAAGGAACGTCAGACAGTTGAATCAAATCACCGTTATCGTGAACCCGTTTGATAATTTTACGAATGCGCTTTAGTGCCTGTTTGTTCTTCAAACGGTACATATAAAGACCGTAGAACCAGCCAGAAAAACTAGAGGCAACCTCAAAATCAAGCATCAACAACTTGATGTTATTATAAAAAATTGGCCTAGTGCCATTATTAGCGCCAACAAGATAAGCAATGGTATTCAGCGATTTAGACGCGCCCGGCTTCCCTGTAACTAACTCTAACATTATGCGCTCCAATCAACAGGTGATTTGTCGCCCGGCTTACGCCAAACAAGCTGCCTAGAGTAGCCGCTTTTGGAGACTCCTTTTAATACCATAAGCGCAACGCCGCTAGACATTGCAATATTTAAAGCCGTATCAATCCCAAGTAGGTGAATAAAAGTGGCTATATGAGGAAATATAATTGAAGATGCAGAAGCATTTAAACGGTTAATTATTTCGTCAAAAATAAAACCTACTCCCGCATAAGTAACTGTACCAAAGCCAATAGCAACACCAATACGAGCAACAGAGGCGGTAATAAATTGACCAAGGAAAGGAAAAATAGAAGCAAGTAATAAAGGTATGAATTGCATATTTACCCCTTAGTGATATTTGACAATCATTAAACCAGAAGCAACAGAAGCAAACGCAATTAAGAAGAACTTAATAACAGTTGCCAAGTCACAGAATGGTGATAAGTCGATAGTAAAGGTGGTAATTTTGGCATCAACAACATAAGGAGGTGGACAGGTATCAGAACCACCAAAATTAACACCGTTAGAAGAATTGTAATGCTCAGTAAATTGTTTTATGTCTACAGTGCCAGCATCTAAATTTTTAATATCAGAATCTTCACTATTTATAAAATCAGTAAGTGAATTTGTGGCAGCATTAACAGATTCAGAGGCAGAAAGTTCATCGGCAATAGTTTTACAACGTGACTCCCACTCCTTACGAGCGATATAGCATTGTGGGCTATTGGTAGAGCATACAAAAGTTTCGCAACCGTTCTCAGTAATAGCATCAGGGTCAGAGCCAGAGCCATCGCCAATCTTTCCAATGGCATCGACAATACTTTGCTCGGATTTACCAATAGCGCCTTCAATATCACGCATACGAACAGCAATATCTGTAAGGTTACTGTTTGCATCTAAAAGCTGCTCGACAACATCGGAATTATCAGAAGATGCACCACCAAAAGAGCCTTTAATATCGGACAGAGTACTATTTACTTTCATTAACTCATTATATTGATCCATCATCATTTCTAGCTTCTGCATTTCGAGTTGTAAGTCACCACCACCACCTCCACCTCCACCTTGAGCAATACGGCCTAATAAATCAGTAATAGTATTTGAAAGAATATTATTTATAGCAGGGATTGAGGCAGAATTATTATTTAAATTAGAAGTATCGGAGCTAATTTGACCTAACTTGTCTGCCATATAACCCAAAACTTGCATATATTCACCAGTAGAAGATGAACCGCCGCCAGATTGGGCTTTAATAGAATCTCGAATTTCAGCTAGGATAACTTGACTCTGTGAAACCCATTGCGTTTGGTATTGAATATCCGAGCGAACGCCACTCACACCACTGGCAAGAGCATTGCCTAAACCATCGGTACGATTAATTAAATCAGTGAACTGGTTAAAGTTCTGCCATCTTAATTGGTCAATAGATGTTTTAGTGTAAGAGGATTGTCTCGCACCCTTTAAAAGTGCGTCATAAATAACGCCTAAATCCGTGTGAATATCCTTAAGTTCAGTTGTAAAAGTAGTTGGCAACCAAGGATAAGGCGATAAGTTATCAGAACTAGGGTCGGGAAAATTTGGGTTAGGATTTGGGTCAGGGTCTGGATTAGTACCACCGCCTCCGTCTTGACAGTTGTTAACGTCAGTTTCAAAGTAAACCATCCAAACAGTGCAAAATGGGTTTTGCGGGTCGCCAGTTGCACAAACTAAATTTGTGCCCTTCCATGAAAAATCGTTTGAATCACATTGGGTATGGAAAAAAGTATTAGCGTCAGACTCAGCAGTAGCGCCAGTAAAATCAAAGGAAATTTCAACGCCAGGAGTTGCAGGTGGGGAATAAGCGAACGCAGGAGAACTTAAACAAGCTAAAAGAAGATACGCCGCACGCAATCTGTAAGAACGAGAAGGACTAAAAGCCATATTAAATCCTGTAATATGATAAGCATAAAACCCCTAAGGAGGGGCAAGCCCCTCACAGAGAAAACGACTATTAGCCGAAGATTGCGCCTTTAGCCCATTTAAAAACGACCGCGATAGCAGCAAGGCCAAGCATGGCACCACCGACAGCAGTTAACGCAGCAGAACCATCGGTAGTAATCGCTGTTGTAGCAGCAGTCACATCGATAGCAGCACTAGCAGAAGAAGCAGCAACGGCAGAACCCATAGCAACAGCAGTAACAAGATACTTTTTCATAAGTCACCTATAAAAGTTAATTAAAACCCGAGTTGTTTTCGAGCAAGTTTTATAACAAATGCTAAAGCGTAAAGACCGACAATAGCACTAAACAAAGCCGAAACCTCAGAGTATGAAAGTTGTGAATCTAAATCCTTTGCTTCAACTAAATAGTAAGTTGTACACGTGGGAGCATTAGAAACAACCAAAACAGGCTCAGTGGTACTTGACGGACCAACTTTGACAAATTTACTTTCAACACATAAGGTCACGGCTTTGAATCCTTACGCCTTGCGTAAAACAGGCGCTTCAAATAAATGGAAACCATTAATAGAAACGTGCTTACCTTCTGTGTTAGCAAAGGACATTTCTTTAAATTCAACAGATAGCTGAATACGTGAACCACCTGTATTCTTTAGCATTTCAATGGTTTTACCATCTTTAACAAAATCAGCAGAAATATGAACATCAATGGTTTGAGTCGGAGAAGTTGTAATTAAACGAAGTAAACCAACATTGGTGGTCTCACCAGTTTGATAGTTAACTTTGGGTTTAATTTGTACGTCTGTAGGGTCTAAAATCACGCCTTCAAGTTTCATATTGTATTCCTATAGTAAGTAAGTAATTAATGGGACAGTTATTGACACGAGTCCAAGGCTAATGTCGAAACACCATATCGCTCGCTGCGCTCGCTGGTGTTTCATCATTAGCTAAAGCATCAAGCCAAAGCGCTTGCATTTCTTCATACTCTTGGATGTGGCGTTCATATTCGGCATAGTCCTGTTCGGACATGCGCTGATATTCGCGCTCCATTTCGAGAATATCGAAAATATCGACAACGCCTGACATAACCTGCTTACGGGCGTTTATGTATTCCTGCTTGTTAACAAGCTTCCAATTCTTGAAGCGTGTCGCTTTGAATACGCCGTGAAATAAAACGCCGTTAACCCGAGCGTGAGCGGCATCGCCATAACGGGTTTTAGCGTGTTCAGGCGCATCGAAAAGTTTGGAGATAACGGCGGGTACGGCGTAATGGGTTTTAACAGTTTGGTCAGCACGGCGAACAAAAATACCACCCATAGCCATGCAAAAAGCGCCCCAATCGCCCTCATCAGCAGAACGGCGGACTTTTTCTAAGAGGTAGTGCTCGTCAGAATTTAAGTTTTGAAACACGGCATCATCCTCGGATATTTGTTCGCGTAAGCGGCGCATTTCACGCCAAACTGTAACACTAGGCCCACCAAAAAACTGAAACTGGCGGATGCCGTGGACACGTGACCAACTGACAATACGTTCAGCGGCATCAACACCATCGAGTGAAGTATTGCGGTCTTTATCAACATGGAGGCCGTCAACACTTTTAGAAATGTACTTAGCGCAATACCCAACAGCCGAACCTTTGTCAGTATCAATATGCTCGACCTTAAAACGATGTTGACTAGCGCCCTTCTCGTCTGGCGTGTCGAGCATGGCAAAATGGCGAAGTTGAGAAACGAGGTAATCAACATCAGAGGGCAACGCGAAAATAATCATGTGGTGATGCGGCGTGGCGTCGTGGTGAGGCTCTACGATGCGCATCCCATAAAATTTGATACCCGCTTTATCCATCGACTTGCGGAAGTTAGACCAAACACCCATTAAATAAACGTGGGCATCTTCGGCAGTAGGTTTATCAGCGGCGACAAATTTGGGGTTTAACGTGCCATTACTCACGGCGTGAAAACGTGACGGAGAGGTAACAGTGGTAAAAACGGCAGCATGGCCAAGCTCTTTGGCTATCTGTTCAAAACCTTTGAGCCTTACAAACATTTCAGCGCGGCGAATCTCAGGATTAGAAATAGACTTGCGTGATAGTTCGGACAACGAAAAAGCGTTAGCCTCATCATCCTCATCAACCGCAATCGTATTATCCAAAACCTCAGCGTTATCTGAAATACGTTGGCGGTGACGAACAATTGCGTAATCACTGCAATAAGCTTGCTTATCTTTATGTACAACGCCCAAATCCCGAGCGACATTCTCAACAATACGCAAAAAGCGGCGTCTTAATTGGCGACCTAGCCAATGCTCATCACAAGCGCGATTAACTAAAGAAAAAAGCTCACCTGATAAGCGTTTTTGTTTAATTAACTGTTCGTCAAATGAAAGCCCCAGATGAGCCAAAAAGTTCAGCGTAACCTCAAAAGACTGTTCAGAGCCTTCAACAGTGGATAGGCGACGGCGTAAATTCTGAGATTTAACCCTTGCCAACTCCTTAACCTCAGATTCGGTCATGGTAACGTTTTGGTTAAGTGTTCTAAGGCGAGCGGAGGCAAGTTCTACCGCCCTAACCGCCTCGATATAGGATTGTTTTGAACAAATAGAAATAAAAGAGTTCAGCATGGTAGGTGCAAAGTCACCATGGCGGCGAACGGTGTCAAAAACAGCTTTGCGCCAATTGGTGGAACTAGCGTCACGTTCAACACTATCCCGAATAGGCAAATCATAGGCGGCCAAACGATTATAAATCCCCGATACAAAATCCGAGCGATTGTCGGAAACCTCAAAAGGCTTTGGCAAAGGTTCGGGCGAAAAGTCGGCAGAGGAGTAAACAGTTTGAGACAAGCAAGAAGGACACGGGCAAAGGGTGTCAGCTTCAAATTCGTGACCGCAAGAAAGGCAAATTTGATATGTAAGCTCAATGCGCTGTAAAGCAATAGGAGCCTTGGCAATAAACTTTGAATCAAGCGCACTAGGAACGGGACGTAATGCCGTTTTCCTTGTCATATTGCTGTAAAGAGAACCCTTCTCATAGCTAAACATGGTACACCCAAAGAAAGTAGTTACATGTAACAAATTACATTAAGCAGTAAAATACACTTGTGATAAGTTACATGTCAATAGTTACTTGTGATATGTCACCAAAAAACTAAGATCACAGCAGGACAAACAACAGATGAAAAACATGGCAAAATTAATCTCAACATTCCGAGTAAAGGAAGCGCACGCAGAACTGTTAAGGGAAAAGGCGGTAGAACTAACCATAGGAACAAAGGAAGTTGTAAAAGAAGCCGACATAATCCATTGGATATTGGAGCGCGAAATTAAAAATGTGAAACTCAATGAGTGGGTAAAAAGCAACCAAGAACAAAAAAAGTAAGAGTATTTCAATCAGCAAAAAGCAGTGCTGATAGCTGGTTTTGTCTGCGACCGTCAGACTACAAACGGGCTGAAAGTCAGTAATAAAAAGCGTCAGGCAGGACGGGTCTAGGCAAAGGAAGCGCTGTAAAAATGGTGTAACGGTTTAAACATCTAAAGTCGCTATAAGTTCCGGCAAAAGCGTATCGCTTCGCTCCCATCAAACCTACGGTTTAATAATCCCTTAAAAGAAAATATTTAATATCCCCGTACATAAATAAAATGGTGTAACCATAAAAATGATATCAAAATCAAAAAATAATTAGTTATTTTGATATCATTTTGTTGACTTTAAACGTAGTTTTGATATCATTAAGTGGTAAGGCAAACAGTAAATGATATCAAAAGGAACATTATGAACACATTAACAATCGACGGTTTAGTAATTGAAAAAAGTGAATTTATGGGAGTTCCAGAAGCAAGAATCGAAGTAAGCAAGCATTTAGCATTACATTCAAAAATTGAAGAAATGAGCATGTACTGGGATGAAGAAGATGAAACATTCAAGTTAATAACTGGAATAGCAAGAGCAGAATTATTCTTAAGTAAAGAAGTTGCAGAAAAAATAGCAGAGTTTTTAAACCTAACAAAATGGGCATATGACAATTACGACAACGTAGTAACCCTAAAAAACGGTGAATGGATATACACCGAAATATAAAAAATAAAGGGCTATGGAAACATAGCCCTTAAATGAACAAGTTAAGTAAGGAGTAAATAAAAATGGCAATGGTACTTAGACTAAACGAAGAACAAGAAAAAAAATTAGAAGAACTGATGAAAGAAGTGGGAGAAGCGACAAAATCAAAAGCAATCATATACATGATAGAAAATAGCAAAGAAATACTAAGAAACAATAAAGTTTACAAGGAGATAGTAAGACTAGAGGAAGAAATAAAAGAGACAGAAAAGAAGATAGCAAAATTGAAGAAATAAAATAAATTTGATATCAATAGTGACGTCCTGGGAATCACTATTGATATCAAAAAAAAGATACCGGTTACGAAAATTGATATCATAAGTTTAATCCTGGACGTCAATAATGATATCAGGAGAAATACCAAGAAAAGATACGGACGCGCACAATACACATTATGTTACGGGTAAAAATTAGTTAGAGCGATTCTCGCAAGCTCGCCCACCCTCCGCACAAATTTTTATCGGTTTGTGCTGCGCATTATACAAACCGCAAACCCTCAACATAACGTTATCACATTGTGCGCATCCTTTTTTTTGAGAAATCACACAGCTTTTTTCATACGGCCAGTAACAAGAGAACGTGCCATAAAAGGAACATGATCACGATTGTGGCAAAGAAAATCAGCCATAGATTTGAACTCGATTTCAGATTCAACAGGAACCCAAAGAGTAAGTTTACGTAAACCTTGAGAACGCTTACGATGTTCATAAGCTGAATTACGACTCATGGCGTCACCAGTGACGGAGCTTTAGAAACGGCTTGAACGGGTATTAACTCAAAAAAAGAATACATGAATTCAAAGTAAGTATGATGTGAATAAATAATGCCAAGAGCAAAACCAAGAGCAAGAAAAACAAAGAGAACAAACAAACCTAACAATAAACCTTGAATATCCATAACTATAATCTCCAATTATTGGTCGGGGGCGCTACGCTTGCCTCCCCCTCCCTACCTATTTGCAAGCGAATATTCACGGTCATTTTGTGAATTATCGGGTTTACGTTTTAATAACGGTTGGCAAGTAACAAACGTTGTAAAATCATTAAAATTTAATCTAGCTAAACATTCATTAATAGGCGCAACAGTAAAACCAACAGAAGAAGGTAAAAATACCTCATCTGTAACAGGATTTACAAAAGAATAGTCATAATAAACTAAACCATTTGACTTGCGCACATACTGAGAGCCAGATATATAAACATCTTTAACAGAGTTGGAAACAAACTCAGTAAGGAGTTTTTTCTCAGCATCATCAAGCAAAGTGGATGAACTAGGCTTAATCGAAATACGAGACTGTGAAGCAGGCTTTTGTGTAGAGTCAGACGGTGTAATAACTGATTCTGAAACCGCGCTTGTTTTGTCAAAAAACAAAGTATTTGCAAATGAATAAATAGATAAACAAACAACCAAAATTAGAAAAATCAGCAAATAAAAAGCCTTGGGCATCTTAAATTTATGTGTATGAAGTTCAGAACTAAAATAAGAGCCATAAAAATGAGTTGGACGCTTGATTAAAGATTTTTGGCAATTTTTAACATCATGATAATCATCAACATCAAAACTTTTTGAGTTCTGATATCGAGCGACACGATTAGAGTTAAAGGCATTATGATAGTGTACGTGACGATTAACTAAACGTCGCACGTTACTATCTAAAAGCATTCTGTCTTGCGTAATTAAATGTATATCGAAACCATCATGACGATGAGTTTCAAATTTTGAAATGTGAGGCGGTACAGCAGAACCAACAGGCCGAGGAGGAAAAAATTGCTGACACTCGTCAATTAAAATAATGCTTTGCTTAGGTAAATTGAACCAATCTTTAGGATTAGAAAAATGAGTAAAATGTAAGTTCAAATGTTCAAGATGCGAAAACTGAATCTTATCGTAAGGCATATTGCTAAGGAACTCATCAAGCAAAGCCGTTTGTTTAGGTGAATAAAGCTTTTTAACCCAAAATAACCAAGTATCAAGGGGATTAGCAGTATTATAAAAGGGCTCAAGCCAAGGCACGTCAGTAAGTTGAATTAAATCACCATTATCATGAACCCGCTTAATAATTTTTCTAATGCGCTTAAGAGCTTGTTTGTTCTTAAGGCGGTACATATAAAGACCGTAAAACCAACCAGAAAAACTAGAGGCAACCTCGAAATCCAACATCAAAAGCTTAATATTATTGTAATAAATTGGCCGAGTACCGTTATTTGAACCAACGAGATAAGCAATAGTATTAAGTGACTTAGAAGCACCGGGCTTACCTGTAACTAACTCAAGCATTATGCGCTCCAATCAACAGGAGATTTATCGCCTGGCTTACGCCAAACAAGCTGTCTTGAATAACCACTTTTAGAGACACCCTTTAACACCATCAGAGCGACACCACTAGACATAGCAATGTTCATAGCAGTGTCAATACCAAGTAAATGTATAAAAGTTGCAATGTGAGGGAAAATAATAGTAGAGGCCGAGGCATTCATTTTGCTGATAATTTCATCAAAAATAAAACCGACACCCGCATAGGTAACGGTACCAAAACCAATAGCAACACCAATTCGAGCAACCGAGGCTGTAAGAAATTGTGCCAAAAAAGGAAAAATCGAAGCTAAAAACAAAGGAATAAATTGCATAAAACCCCCTAGTGATATTTAACAATCATTAAACCTGAAGCAATGGAAGCAAATGCAATCAGGAAAAACTTAATTACGGTAGCCAAATCGCAAAAAGGCGTTAAATCAAGAGTAAATGTGGTAATTTTGGCATCAACAACATAAGGCGGCGGGCAAGTATCAGAACCACCAAAATTAACACCATTAGAAGAATTATAATGATTAGTGAACTGTTTAATGTCGACAGTACCAGCATCTAAATTCTGAATGTCAGAGTCTGTACTATTTATAAAATCATCTAAAGAGGTTTTTGCGGAATCAATTGCATTTTGAGCAGCAATTTCATCAGATGATGCCTTACAACGTGACTCCCATTCTTTTTTAGCAATATAACATTGAGGGCTATTAGTAGAGCATACAAAAGTAACACAGCCATTTTCTGTAATAGCATCAGGGTCAGAACCAGAACCAGAACCACCCTTACCAATAGCGTCTACAATACTTTGCTCGGATTTACCAATAGCGTTTTCAATATCACGCATTCTAAGCGTAATATCAGACAAGCTATTATTTGACTCTATTAATTGGTCAACAATGGCGGAATTATCAGAAGGAGTGCCACCCAAAGATTTAATGGAGGCATTAATTTGCGATAACAAATCGCGTTCCAATTCAGCATTTGAATTTAAGCTACCAATAATATCAAATTTGTGATAAGCCAAATCATCAGCAATGCCATTTAAAATATGAGTGTAATCAGTAGAGCCGCCACCACTGCCAGACTTGTTATCTATAGAATATAACGTGTCATGCATATAATTTAATTTCATTCCTATATAGCCCATTTCTTGTAAAAAAGTGGCTTTAGAATCGGCATCTTGCTGAGTGCGATAAACATTATTCTGTGCAAATTGATTTCTTAATTCGTTCCAGTTAGTTGCACCCCAAGTATTAATAGCATCAACAACAGAGCGATTATCGTTAGCATAAGATAACGTACGAGATAACGAAGATAAAAGCGAATTAGTTTGTCGAGCAAGAGATAAGTCAGTGTCCTGATAAAGACCGTCATCAACAAGCTTATTAAACTGTCCAATTCGGATAAGTTCTAATTTCTCGATTAGTTTCTGGTTATCACCAGAACCGTTCTGTATAACGTCGGGCGTTAAATTGGGTTCAGGTGGCAAAGGCGGCGAGGAATTTTGACATGAATTAACATCAGTTGAATGGTAAGCCATTTTAACCTGACAAACAGGATTTGACGGGTCGCCAGTAGCACAAAACCAATCGACACCGTACCAAGAAAAATTATCAGAATCGCATTGTGAATTATAAAAATCAGTAGATTCTGAAACAGCGTTAGCGCCTGTAAACTCGTAAAACAAAGGTAAGTTTGGCGTTGCTGGAGGTGTATATGCAAGGACATTAGCAGAGATAGAGGCAGCTAAAAGAAAATACGCCGTACGCAGTCTGTGAGAACAAGAAGGACTAAAAGCCATATTAAATCCTGTAATGTGATAAGCATAAAACCCCTAAGGAGGGGCGAACCCCTCACAGAGAAAATGACTATTAGCCGAAAATAGCGCCCTTAGCCCATTTAAAGACAACTGCGATAGCAGCAAGCCCAAGCATGGCACCACCTACAGCAGTAAGGGCGGCGGAGCCGTCAGTTGTGATCGCAGTTGTAGCAGCAGTAACATCAATAGCGGCACTAGCGGTAGAAGCAGCAACGGTAGAACCTAAAGCCACAGCGGAAACAAGGTACTTTTTCATAAATCACCTATAAAGTTAAAAGCCGATTTGACGGCGGACAAGTTTAATAACAAATGCAATTGCGTATAAACCGACAAAAGCACTAAACAAAGCCGTGACTTCCGCATAAGAAAGCTGAGAATCTAAATCCTTTGCCTCAACTAAATAGTAAGTGGTGCAAGTTGGAACATTAGAAACAACTAGTACAGGTTCGGAAACGGTAGATAGCCCGACCTTAACTAATTTACTTTCGACACATAAAGCCACGGCAATGAATCCTTACGCCTTGCGTTGAACTTGAGGCGGTTCAAAAAGATGGAAGCCTTTAATTTCGACGTGCCTACCTTCAGCGTTGGCGAATGCCAATTCTTTGTATTCAATTGAAAGAATGATGCGCTGGTCAACGGAAGCTTTTAAAGCCTCAATAGTTTTATTATCTTTAACAAGGGCTTCCGAAACATGAACATCTAAAATTTGAGATGGAGAAGTAGCTAAAAAACGGAAAACACCAACATCAACAGATTCACTAGTCTGGTAATTTTTGATTTTTGGTTTAATTTGAATATCACTTAGTTCAGGGATTCTACCTTCAATTTTCATTTTGTATTTCCTTTCAGTTAAAAAAATGGGTTGGGACAGTTATTGACACAAGTCCAAGGCTAATGTCGAAACACCATATCGCTCGCTACGCTCGCTGGTGTTTCATCATTAGCTAAAGCATCAAGCCAAAGCGCTTGCATTTCTTCATATTCTTGGACATGGCGCTCATATTCGGCATAGTCCTGTTCGGCCATGCGCTGATATTCACGCTCCATTTCGAGAATATCGAAAATATCGACAACGCCAGACATAACTTGCTTACGGGCGTTTATGTATTCCTGTTTGTTGACAAGCTTCCAATTCTTAAAGCGTGTCGCTTTGAATACGCCGTGAAATAGAACGCCGTTAACACGAGCATGAGCGGCATCGCCATAACGGGTTTTAGCGTGTTCTGGCGCATCAAAAAGCTTAGAGATAACGGCAGGAACGGCGTAATGGGTCTTAACAGTTTGGTCAGCGCGGCGAACAAAAATGCCACCCATGGCCATGCAGAACGCGCCCCAATCGCCCTCATCAGCAGAGCGGCGAACCTTTTCTAAAAGATAATGCTCATCAGAATTTAAGTTTTGAAACACGGCATCATCCTCGGATATTTGTTCGCGTAGGCGGCGCATTTCACGCCAGACGGTAACACTTGGGCCACCAAAAAACTGAAACTGGCGGATGCCATGAACGCGAGACCAACTAACAATACGTTCAGCAGCATCAACACCAGTAAGAGATGTGTTAAGGTCAGTGTCTACGTGGAGACCATCAACACTCTTAGAAATGTACTTAGCGCAATAACCTACAGCGGAACCCTTCTCGGTATCGATGTGCTCAACCTTAAAACGGTGCTCACTGGCGCCCTTTTCATCTGGCGAATCGAGCATGGCAAAGTGCCGAAGTTGAGAAACAAGGTAATCAACATCAGAAGGCAGCGCGAAGATGATCATATGGTGGTGAGGGGTAGCATCGTGATGCGGTTCGACAATGCGCATACCATAAAATTTGATACCCGCTTTATCCATCGACTTACGGAAATTAGACCAAACACCCAATAAATAAACGTGGGCATCTTCGGCAGTGGGTTTATCAGCAGCGACAAATTTGGGGTTTAACGTGCCATTACTCACGGCGTGAAAACGTGACGGAGAGGTAACAGTGGTAAAAACGGCAGCATGGCCAAGCTCTTTGGCTATCTGTTCAAAACCTTTAAGCCTTACAAACATTTCAGCGCGGCGAATCTCAGGATTAGAAATAGACTTGCGTGATAATTCGGACAACGAAAAAGCGTTAGCCTCATCATCCTCATCAACCGCAATCGTATTATCCAAAACTTCGGCGTTATCTGAAATGCGTTGGCGGTGGCGAACGATTGCATAATCACTGCAATATGCTTGCTTACCTTTGTGAACAACGCCCAAATCCCGAGCGACATTCTCAACAATACGTAAAAAACGGCGTCTTAATTGGCGACATAGCCAATGCTCATCACATGCGCGATTAACTAAAGAAAAAAGCTCACCAGATAAGCGTTTTTGTTTAATTAACTGTTCATCAAATGAAAGTCCGAGATGCGCCAAAAAGTTCTGAGCAACCTCGAAAGACTGTTCAGAGCCTTCTACAGTGGATAGGCGGCGGCGTAAATTTTGAGATTTAACCCTTGCCAACTCCTTAACCTCAGATTCGGTCATCGTAACATTTTGGTTAAGTGATCTAAGGCGAGTTGAGGCGAGTTCGACTGCCCTCACCGCCTCGATATAGGATTGTTTTGAACAAATCGAAATAAATGAGTTCAGCATCGTAGGCGCAAAATCACCATGGCGGCGAACGGTGTCAAAAACAGCTTTGCGCCAATTGGTGGAACTAGCGTCACGTTCAACACTATCCCGAATAGGCAAATCATAGGCGGCCAAACGATTATAAATCCCCGATACAAAATCCGAGCGATTGTCGGAAACCTCAAAAGGCTTTGGCAAAGGTTCGGGCGAAAAGTCGGCAGAGGAGTAAACAGTTTGGGACGAGCAGGAAGGACACGGGCAAAGGGTATCGGCTTCAAATTCGTGACCACAAGAAAGGCAAATTTGATATGTAAGCTCAATGCGCGGAAACGAGCCAGGAGCCTTCGAAATGAAACGGGAATCGAGCGCACTAGGAACGGGGCGTAAAGCCGATTTCCTTGTCATATTGCTGTAAAGAGAACCCTTCTCATAGCTAAACATGGTGCGTCCAAAAGTTCATTTGTGAACATTAACAGAAGTTAAGATGTGCACAACTTAAAACAAAGTTCAAATGTTTACAAGTGAAATATGAAAAATTTTCAAAAAGGAGGCTAAAATCGTGATCAATGAAAACAGTAGAGAACGGAAATGCAAAAAGACAAAAACCTAAGAATTAAGCCCGATGAACTCCGAAAATTAGAGATGGCAGCAATCGAGATAGGCTACAAAACAAAAGAACCTATCAAGTGGCAGGACATAGTTCGGTACATGATGGAAAATTATACTGACGATGCAATCAAGGACATTGCAGCATCAAAGAACCCAAAAAAATAAGAGTTTTCAATTCAGCAAAAAGCAGCGCTGATAGCTGGTTTTGTCTACGACCGTCGAGCAGCAAACGAGCTGAAAGTCAGTAATAAAAAGAGTCTGGCAGGACGGGTCTAGGCAAAGGAAGCGCTGTAAAAATGGTGTAACGGTTTAAACGTCTAAAGTCGCTATAAGTTCCGGCAAAAGCGTATCGCTTCGCTCCCATCAAACCTACGGTTTAATAATCCCTTAAAAGAAAATATTTAATATCCCCGTACATAAATAAAATGGTGTAACCAT